ACCTTGCAGGTGAGTACCTTATTGCGACTGACAACATTGCAGCCGACAACTTGGTTAGTGGCAAGACCGCTTCAGGCTCGACATGGACTGTTACCGCTGACAACCCAACTTCACTTATCAACGCGCTGTACGACGCAGCACGCGAAATTACAGAGGACAGCAACTTTTTCCCAACCCATCTTTGCGTCAGTCCCGACGTCTGGGAAAAATTGGGCGCTCAGCTTGACGGGTCAAAGCGTCCTATCTTGGGTTACACCACAAACGGCGTCATTGGTCAAAACAGCATTGGTCGCGTAGGTGGTCTTGCTTACACTGGCATGGACGTAATGGGCTTGCAGCTTGTAGTTGATAACAACTTTGCAAGCGGCACAATGCTTGTGGTTTACGCACCTGGCTATGAGATTTATGAGGCACAGCAAGGCATTTTGAGCATTGCAAACCCATCTACGCTTTCTCGTACATTCTCTTACTACGGCTACTTTGCAACATTTGTTGCTAAGTCGAGCTTTATTCAGGGAATCGTAATCGCCTAATTAGAAAGGCGGTGCAGCTGTGGCTGTATACGGAACACAAAGCAAACAACTGCTAGACAACTACGCAGTTATACAGACGCTGACACCCACAGAAATAGTTGTGGGCCAGCAGGTAACTGTTGGCAGTTTGGGCGCACCGTTTAACGGCACATTTACTGTGCTTGACATTCCGCTGTATGAGTACATTGGCGTTGACGGACAATCAGGCGCGCTTATGTTTAATGCAAACGTGCCTAGAGAAAACCAAGTGTTGTTTGCTTGTACTGGCGCCGACGTTTTATACACCGTCATTTATACAGGCACCGTCACCTACACCCAGAGTTGCTCTTGGGTAACAGTCGCGCAATTAGAAACATATTTGGGCATAGATATTGCCGACCCCTCAGACGATTACACGCTGCTTACGCAGGCCCGCAACGCCGGCAACGATTTTGCCTATCGCCGCAGGCAAGAGTCAGGCTACGCAGACAGTTTGACCACTTCACCTGGGCACGACGTCACTCTAGGCACGCTCATGTATGCGGCGGCCTTGTGGCGTAGTCGAGGAAGCACCCAAGACACGTTTGCAACCTTTGACGGCATGGGCCAGGCAAACGTTAATGCGATGACGCCAGTGATTAAGCAGCTGCTAGGCATTGACCGCCCGCAGGTTGCCTAATGGCTTACACAGACCTGTTTAACGAGGCAATCGCTGACGTCACAGCAACACTCACAGCTGTAACTGGCTTGCGCGTTGTAAATGACGCCACCAAAATTGTGCCTAACTGTGTGTTTCTTGACGCGCCCAGTTTTGAGACCATCGCAGGCAAAGGCAACATTGTGCGCATGACGTTCCCAGTCAAAGTCATCGGCACAGGCCCAGCAGGCCTACCGGTACTACAGAAACTGTTAAGCATTGCCGCCAGCGTGCTGGCAAGCCCAATTATTGTCATGTCAGGCCAGCCAGGCGCCATTGAAATGGGCGGCGCAACCTACCCTTGCTATAACTTACAAATGGCTTTACAAGCACAGACAGCATAAAAGTGTTACTCTTTACCCATAGCGCAGCGTTCTTTTAGGAGACAAAATGGCAACTACAACGTATCTCACAAACCCGACAGTAAACCTGGCGCCCACAACTGGCGGCACCCTTGTAGACCTGACCGACCAATGCCGTAGCGCAACAATCACGTTAGGCAACGACAGTTTAGAGTCAACTGCATTTGGCGATACTGGGCACCGTTTTGTGCCAGGCTTGCAGACCGTAGAAGTAGAGCTAGAAATGTACCTGTCTTACGGCGCTGGAGAAGTCGAAGCAACACTGTTTGCAAACGTCGGCACTGGCACAACAACGCTTGTCATTAGCCCATCTGGACTATCAGAGGGCCCAAGCAATCCTGAGTACACAATCATTAACATGCAGCTTGTTAACTTCACGCCCATTGCTGGCGCTGTGGGCGAACTGAGCATGGTTACTGCCTCATTTGTTGGCGGAACCTTTACGCGCGACATCACCCCATAACTAACCCGACGCAAGGCGGCAGACATGCAAATTACAATGAAACTAGACACCGGCAACGGCCCGTATGAGGTCACAACAAACCTTTGGTGCGCTGTGCAATGGGAACGAAAATATAAACGCAAAATGTCAGACCTAGCGCAAGGCATCGGCGCAGAAGACCTAGCGTTTCTTGCATTCGAGGCCAGCAAACTACACGGCATTATGGTGCCAGTTGTCTTTGACGATTTTATTAAAAAACTTGTTGCAATGCCTGAAGTTGTAGAGCAGGAAGACGTAAACCCTACACAAGCGGCCACAGACTAGCCCTTTGTCATTTGTTGATAGAGACAGGTTTCTGGCCGCCAAACATAGAGTTTCTAACGTCTGACCTGAACACTTGCATTAGTATTATGAACAAGGCAAGGCGCAAGGCATGACAGCAACCATTGACACACAACTTGTGGGCATTCGAGAGGCTGTGGCCGCGCTGAACAAAATTGAGCCTGGCCTACGCAAACAATTTGCTGCTGAACTTAACCAGATAGCTCAGCCGGCAATACAAGCTGCACAGTCGCGCTACTCATCTGTAGGCGTGCCTTTGTCTGGCATGTCGCAGCCGTGGTCTAACAATGGCCGCAAACTGTTCCCATACGACCCTGCAAAGGCGTCTAAGGGCGTCAAAGTCAAATTGGACACAAGGCGCAATAGCAACGGCGTTATTGTCATACAACAGACTGACGCGGCTACTGGCATCTTTGAGACGGCGGGCCGACGCACCAGCAACAACTTGGCAACCAATTTAGGCAATACGCCAGGGCAAGGCCGCACCCGCATTTTTGGGCCTGCCGTTTACAGCCAGATACGCGCCATTACAGTCGAGATAGAGCGATCAGCGTTGCGCGTCGTTAACAAGGTCAATAGGGAAATGCGATGATTTCAATACCCATCATTAGCGATTTTAACGACAAGGGCATTAAGAGCGCTATCCGCGAATTTAAGCAGCTGGAGACCGTAGGGCAAAAAGCCCAATTTGCCATTAAAAAGGCTGCTGTACCCGCCGCTGCTGCTTTAGGCGCTGTAGTTGCTGTTATTGGCGACAGCGTTAAAGCAGCAATAGAAGACGAAGCTGCACAAGCCAGTCTTGCTCGACAATTAAAGTCAAGCATTGGCGCGTCTAAGCAACAAATTAAAGAAGTAGAAAACTACATCACTAAAACGTCAATGGCCAGCGCAGTTACTGACGACAAATTGAGGCCAGCACTTGCAGGCCTTTTGCGCAATACTAACAATTTGACGCGTGCGCAAGAGTTAGCAAACATTGCTCTTGACGTTGCAGCTGCTACCGGCAAAGACTACGAGGCGGTAGCCCTAGCGTTAGGCAAAGCTGAGACTGGCAACTATAACGCGTTAAAAAAATTGGGCATTCCATTAGGCGAAAACGCTGTGGCGTTGCAGGAACAAGCAAAGTTTACTAAAGCGCTATTAAAAGCCCAGGCGGATTACCAAAACCAAGTAGAGCTATTTGGCCCGACAAGCAAAGAAGCTGCAAAAGCACTTGAAAAAGTACAAAAAGCACAAGAAGCTGTAAACGCAGTAACAGTTGAGGGCGCAGACTTTACAGACGATTTAATTAAACAATTTGGCGGCGCAAATAAGGCCTTTACAGAAACAGCTGCTGGCGGGTTGCAAAAATTGAGCATTGCATTTGGCGAAACTAAAGAGTCAATAGGGCAAGCCTTTTTGCCTATTTTGTTAAAACTGCAACCAGCGCTAGACAAGTTTGCTACCTGGGCACAAGAAAACCCAGACCTGTTAGCCGCAGTTATTGCTGGCATGGGCATTTTGGCTGCGTCAATTCTTGCCGTTAACGCGGCAATGATGCTTAACCCTGCTGTCGCAATTACTGCTGGGATTATTGCTTTAGGCGTTGCCATTGTTGCGGCATACAAAAAGTTTGAGGGCTTTCGAGAGGTAGTGCGCACCGTGGTTAACTTTGTTGCCGCGTATGTTGAGGGCATGGCAAACGGTTTTATCAAGGCAATTAACATTGTTATCGCCGGCATAAACCTGTTAAAGCCAGGCAAAGACATTAAAGCATTGCAAGAAATATCTATAGGCCGTATGGCTGAGCCTGTTGCACCGTCTGACCCTGGCGTTAACGGCAGCGCAAACATTGCAGAGCGAAACACCAACGTAAACATAAACGTTTACGGCGGCGACCCTAACCAAGTAGTTGAGGCGTTGCGCTCATACATGCGCCAAAACGGCAGCGTGCCAATCAAGGTGAGCAACATTTTCTAATGGCAATAGTCCAATACCAGGTAGAGGTCGGCGCGACTTACGCAACGCTTACAACTGTTGTTGCCAACGTGCAAAACGTGTCTTTGACCTATGGTCGGCAAAAGCCTTTAGACGCCTATAGCGCCAACACAGGCAACGTGGTTTTGCGTTACCCGACCGGCTACACAACCCCCAATGCCCTTTTTGTCACAGGCACTTGGCTGCGCATATCCGTCAGGCTTGGCACGTCTGGAACATATCGCCAGCTCTTTGTTGGTCGCATAACTGACGCAATGGTGCAGTACGGCATCCCCTATTCTGGGGGCGTCGGCAACGCAGACTTTGTGACTTTGAGCTGTGAGGGAAACTTTGCGGCTTTTGGTCGAGTGCAAGGCAACAGTTACGCAATGACAGCAGGCACTTTGAGCGCGCAGGCAGGCCAGTGCGCAACACAAACAGGCCTAAATATCAGCACTACCAGCGCATTTGGCGGTACTCAGGCATTCCCAGCCACGACGATTAGTGGCACCTGGGGTGACTGGGTAAACAGGGCCGTACTGACAATGAATGGCAAACTTATCGACATTAGCGACGGCATTTTGATGGTCAACGCATACCGCAAAATTGCTGGTTTTTACGGCAATTTCAGTGACACCA